CTTTAAATTCATTATAGTCTATCTAAAATCAAAAGTAAACAATTATTTTAGATAGAATACAATTAATTTAGTATAGTTATTGAATAACAACCTTTATCAGTTAAAACTTTACTATGACTTATCAAGTTGATGGCAAGTATATTCTTACATTTAACTACATTAGTCTTAGTCTTATAACTTATTGTAATAGTTTTCATAATAATTTCCTTTATTATAGTTGTTGGTTGTTTGACTCTTTAAATTCATTATAGTTTATTAAATTTAGTTTGTAAACCTTTATTTTAATTATTTTGAAATTAATTATCCTTTATAATAAGGAACACGTGATTATCATGTTTTAAACTAAAAGTAAACGATTATTTTAATTATTTTTAGACACGATGGTTAGAGTAGTGAACGATGACCACGATAAGGATCAAAGATCTTAATAGTGAACGCTGTGATTGTAAGAGAACTGTGCTTATAGTAATGGTCAATGATTGCTATTATTAGCTGTGATTATGGTTGTAAACGCTATAAGTGTAAGAGAACGATGGTTGTTATAGTGGTCAAGGGTTATAGTAGTGAACTTCGTAAAGGGGCTAGGGCCAGTCCGGCCTTCAATTATTGATACGTCAATCCAGTTTTGATTGTATCTTATAAAGTATATTAATAAATTTATATAAAGTACTTTACATTTGATTAAGTATTTACCCGGTATTAGCTAATACCGGGTAGGTTGTAATTATGGAACAGGTATAACATTATCCGACCGGACAAATGATATAGATGCTGCTGGTTGACTGATTGTACCTAATGCAACAGATTCACTTGCTGATTGTAAAGATGCTGTACCAGATATTTTCTTTATTTTTACGCGCACCTCATCACCTGCTAATAAATCAAAACCGCCATTCATAGGGACATATCCAGACACATCATCATTACCTGTGAATCTAATCATTGAACCATCTATTAACATCCATGATCCACCCGAGTGTTTACATTCAACCCAAACGATGATCGTTGCTACACCGGTTGTTAGAAGATAAAGACTGACAAAACCCTGATAATACCCTTTTGTTGCTACAGTAAACACACCAGCAGTACACGTAATGTCTCTTGACCATTTTTCAGCATCAAAAGCCAATATTTGTTCAGTACCATCAAGAGTTAGATTTGTTGTCAAGTACGCTGATATTCTCGCTCTGTACATTTCCTCTTTTGATAGAGGCTTATCCCACAATGCAATATTAGTTGCAAAGTCTGTTGCCTGCATACCAGGGGTATTACCTATATGCAAAACATCACCCTGAAAAATAAGATCCCCAATTGCATATATTATATCATCACGCCAAGGTGGGTGTGCAACTATTGAATCCTGTTTTCCCTCTTCATCAATGCTACTTATAGTCACATCATCTCCAAGGGCATCATTACATTTTAAAGTTATCGGTTCAGCTGACTGAATGACAATTTTAAGTTCTTTTCCACCTGGACCTCTAAATCCGGGTGTGATTGGAACTTCTCCTGTGGTTGGATCAATTGTACTACCTTCACCGGACCCGAGTTCCTCCTTAGATATATTTTGCCAAATCTGATCACCTTCATCAAAATTAGGACTTTCAAAAACAAGTATTCTTACTTTGTTATCTGCAGGGATTCCCACTGGTTGAAATTTCAAAAAATTTGTCTGGAAGAATGTTGAACCCAGACTTGCGTCAATGAATGTAGGAAATACATAGGTAGAAAACTCTGTAGCAGCCACATTATTTGAATTTCCTGGCTGAATGTCTGACTGTAAATTACCTCTTGTTTTTATTGCTTTAAATACATCTGTATTACCTATAATAGATGGATTTCCATTAAAGTCACCATACAGAAAAGTCCGTTCAAAGATGCCCGCACTCATTGCAATTAAAAGACCTGTGCTATCTGATACTAAAAGCTCACCGGCGTAACTTCCTTTTACAATTGTCACACCGTCTGGTAGTACTATTGATCCACCTTCTTGAAGCTGATCAGTCCATGGGTCTCCTGGGAGAAGACTTGAATCGTACCTTTCGTGGCATGTGAATACTCCCTCACGCCTAAGACGCCAATCATTGTCTTTAGGATTTAAGGGATCACCACTCATATAAATAACCCCATCATCTGGGTTAACACCTCGTTCACTTAATGATAAATCTATCTGTTTTGTCTGTATCGTTGTCATATTATTATCCTTTATAAGTAATCAATAACTGGTAATCCAGCATCAATAACTAAGTCATCACCGTCATAGACGTATGCAAAGTCAATCTGTTGGTTAAATGAAAATTGCCTGTTTGTCTGATAGATGTCTATAATCCCAAAGAACCTATCACCCATTGCAGGGAAACCATCAAACTGCTCTTCAAGTCCCTTTGAGTCATCTTTAGTTATCCACATTTTAGCGTTGACACCATCCCACCTTGGATAAGCTGTGAATGGAGTACCAGCAACAACAGCCGTATCAGAAACACATGTATTAACACCATCAGTCATCTTAATAAACCCTGTTATAGCTTCAATCCACCATACAATAAAGCTGTTCAATTCGAACATACCTAATACTATGTCAATTGAAAGGTCATAGACGGTATGTGTTATTATTCCACCTTGACCAAAAGCCAGATTACCATCAACGCCACCAAATAAACCTTTTAATCCAAATGGAGTGCCTACATCAGAATACCATGGAAGTACTGCTTTTTCTGCTCCAACATCTTCAACTAAAAGACTTTGTATGCTTGCGTTAACTGTTACGGGACCGTCTTTAGAACTTACTATTGTGGGTAGTTGGTGAGATGTTTCTGTTAATTGTGTTAGTCTAAAATATAACTTAGACCCAATAGGTGCCTGATTAGAGAAAAACGATATTTTTCTTGTTGTTGAAGATGGTATAACATTTGTTTGCATCAAGTCTCCAATAGTATTTATTGGGACTTTATATACATTAACGTCCGCAGAGTTAACATATACACTTAATTGGCCTAATACTATACCTTCGGCGTAGCACTCCAATTTCCAGGAGTGTGCATTAACATTTCCGGTTAACCCATCAATGCTCGCAATCCGATCAGTAACAAGTTCGTTTAGTTCAAGGCAATATAATTTTTCTGCACCTGATTCTATTATTACTGGGTCTAATACCTTTGTTCCATCTTTTACAATTCCGTTAGTACTATCGGTCGGTATTCCATCAATCTCACACTTTTGAACACCCGCGTACTGTAAAAATACTTTCTGTCCATTAATATAAGTATGCGCCGCCTCATTTGTTCCAAAAGTAATAATATCTCCGGTTGGACCAGATCCGAAAGAATCACCAACCTTAGTTACAGTTGTGTCATAAGCAGGAGCACCATCTAATATTAAAGCAAAGACATCTTCTGACCCATTTATAGGTTCAATTATATCTTGAATAATAGGTTCAATTATATCAGATATTATCATCCTGGGAACCTCCGTATGGTAACACTATCAGCTGTGATATTAGATACGCGAACCATGAGTCTGCAACCTATACCATGATTGATCTTTTTACCATCATTAAATACCCCATTAGGATAAGGAACAAAATCACCATCTTCATCCGCAAATCCAAAGATTAAAACTGCACTTGCTGAGTTTTCAATAATCATCATTGTGGAACTTTCGCTGTTTGTAACCTGTGCTCTACCGTCAAGGTCTATAAGATAATCGCCATCTACTATTATTACATTTTCCATGTTACTTCTCCTTTTAAACGTTAATATTATCTATCATAAACTATTATCATTCCCCACTTACCTTTACGTACTACCGCCGCTTCCGAGAAACTAGCAAGAAAGACTCGAGGAAAGAACGTATCAGCATTCTCTATTTCTGTATTTAGATATGTTACAACTGCTCGATCAACGCGACTAACAACAGAAGCATAAACAGCTCCACCTCCTATATAACAACCTTTGGGAAACTCACCTCTCTTTAGTTGTCGCACGTCACGGCCTATTAGATTAGCAACTGTTGGATACGTCGCTCGTCCGCACCATAGGACTTTACCCATGGTATACTCCTTGAAGAATGCCATATCCTCAGGACAATTGAAACCTAGGTCTCCGCTTGCTCCGATTGCGCCGTTGGTGTCCACTGCTACTATTAATTCACGTCGTGCACTACAACGCGAACCCTGCACTTTTAGTTTTGTGTCCATAGTATGAGTCCAATTTACTTTGATGTTGGTCAGCGTGCTCAATTGTATTTCCAGCTAGTTGTCGTACTGTGTCTGCTCCATGGGAGTACTCATTGTGCAAAGGAGTAGTCTTCCAGCACTCAAGTTTGTCATCCCATTCTTTAGAGTAGTTTAGGAAGCAATCTATAATATAGCGGCATGACGGATCAATGAGAATATTAGGTATTATACGTCGTACTGCTTCAATACCGTTATCTAGTGAAGATCTAGGTAGCACATCTAGTCTCCATTGTAATTTGTGAAGCTTCTTATATTCCTGTGCTATTACATATCTACTTTTAGCTCTACCATTATTATGAGCTGACCCTTGTTCTCTAACTTTTATGTCATGAGGGAATCTAACAGCTCTTATATCATACTCTGAATCTTTTATTTTATCCATATAGTGAACTAAAGCATACCCATTGTTCCAGTATTCGCCTATAATACGCCATTTATTGCGATACCATTGAACAAATAGAAGTACAGCGTAATCATCTACTCCAAGGTCCATATAGACGTCTGTTGGTAGGTTAGGATCATATAAACCTTTTTGTACTCCGCCCATACGGACAACTTCTTCGTTGAACTGTCTAGCGTAGTAAGTACCGTCACGACTAGCAGTAAAAGCCTCTTCAGGTGTACCAGGGTATTCCTGGTATATATCACCTGCAAGTTCTCGTCTCTGCGCTATCCAAAAGTTCTTCTGTTCTTTACGTAATTGTCTATCTATCTTTTCTTCAAGTTCTTTAAAGTACTTATTAGCTTCGTCATCTATAACTTGGTCAACATCTAACACACAGTCAGGATCATCAACCCAAGCAAGAAACACAGGATAAAAATCCTTAGGCGTCATTTGTCCAGAAGCTAATGCAAGAACAGAGTCATCCCACATAGTCTTAAACATGTTCTTACCTTCAGCTGTGCTCTCAATTGCACCAGTATTACCTTTAGCTAATGCTTGAAGAGTCCCTGTCTTGACTTCTTTAGCTCTCTTAGGTGAATTATTAGCTATTTTACCCATTTCAGATATATGAAGTCTTTGAAGAGTAGTAGACCTAAATGACACACGTATAAATATAGTTGAACCATTACTAAATGAGAACTCTTTAGTATTATCTTTTGTTAAAATAACACCAATAAAGCGCTTAACATCATCATTTAGCATATTCCATAAGAACTTTGTTCTTTCTAGTAGTGTAGAAGCCTCATCTGTACCTTGCGCCATAAGACCAATATTCATAAATGGTGCAAATACTGCATCATCGAAATAGCAAACTAACCAGAATGTAGAGATTCCCTGTTGCCTTGATTTAAGAATAATGATACGTGGATGTTGTCTAGTCTTAGCATAAACTTTATGCTGTGCATAATTCATTCTGAAGACCACAGGCTTGCCATATTTATCAATTACATGATATAGATTATTTAGTCTCCATAATTTACTACTTAGATATCTTCGTTCGAACTCATCGCTGTCTTTAACAACAGGAGGACGATCAAAGAAATCGTAGTAACCAACTAAGTCAGGATAGAGTTCATTGAAGTCTTCTTCCTTTATACGTAAGTTAATCACTTGGCTTGTCTCCCAAAAATTGATTATATTTTGGAGTACTATCACCGTAGTTATTTTGGACATTGACTTGCGTCATTTGCTTGTTAACAAAAGCAGTTTGTAACTTACATAGTATGTCAGTAGCAATTTCAAGTTCACTAAGGTCAGTTACGCTAATTAGCATATTACGTATCTGAGTATCTAGTATAATCGCAGTCTTTTGAAATTGCTCACTTAGATGTTCTATACCATTTAAACCTTTAGTTAATTCAGCAGCAGCCTCCTCAACAGGTATAACACTTAATACTTCTTCAGCAATATCTAAGACTAAATCTTTAGCGCTTAGCAACTTGTCTATAGTACCATTAGTCTTTGCTTCATCAAACTGACGCCTTAGCTTAAGTACTGCACCGTAACTAACGTCCATATCTTCAGCAATATCCTTAGGTGGAGTATGTTGTTGAAGCAAAGACATAACTTTGTACTTTTGCGTGTCATTCATATTTAGCTAGCCTTATCAGTCTTATATTTACGTAGAAGATCAACAACTAAACCTGAGAAGTTAACGTTCCTTCTAAAGCAATATTCTTTTATATCCTTTACAAGTTGTTCGTCAGCAGGCCGCTTATCTTTGGTACTGAATGTAAATATTGCCATACTTAGCTCCCATTAAGTCGTTTACACAAAATCTATTTTATAAATTTATTAAATTATACAATAAAAAGGTGTACTTGTAAACAGTTTTGTTATATAATATAGATATGATTCATTAGGATCTACAACGTGTCAAGCTAAAAGGCTTTGCACATAACAAAGGAACTCACTATGGCAGAAGAAAATAGTACTCCGACTTTCGAAAGCAAAGTCAATGAGGTTATCGCGAACACAACCAAGGACGATGCTGGTAAACTAGTTCTACCTGAAGGAACAGATGAAGCAACTGCATTCTCGGTTAGATCAGAAATAAGACGTCGCGACACACAAGCATCATTTACTAAAGGTCAGCAGCGTGTTAAAGCGCTAGAAGCAGAAAATGACAAACTTACCTCTTCATGGGAAAGTGATGCTGTATCAAACTTAAGTAGTACTGAACAAGCTAAACTTGAAGAACTAAAGGTTCAGGACCCTGAAGCTTGGCGTGCAGAGATCAGCAATATTGAAGAAGCTAAACGCGTCAAGTTTAAAGAGAAGCGTGCAGATATTAGCAAAGAAGCTTCTAATATGACAGAGCTTGAGAGACGTACAGCTCAGCTTGAGCAGTTCAATACTGACAATCCAACATTAGCTATCACAGACGATGTAATTCAGAATGACATTCCACCTCGTATAACTAAGAAACTTGAAGCTGGCGAAATACAGTTTGATGAGTACCTCACTGAGGTTAAAAACTATCTTGGTAAGAATAAGGTAATTGCTAAAGGTGAGAAAGCTCTAGATGAGCCAGACTTTAAAAATGCACGTGGCTCAGGTAACCCATCCAAAGAAGCAGTCGAAAAACAAAACTCAACAGACTACACAAAGGAGATATTTTAATGTTCAAAGAATTTGAAAGTAAACCAATTAAGCGTCTTGCTCATTTAGTCGTAGAATCAGATGTTATTAAAATATTAAACAAAGAGTCAACCTCTGTTCTTACTTCAATAGAACATGGTAAAGTAATTGAGTTTAAACATTATGAGCCTGTCAAAGTAGGTGATTATATTGTGTTCTTAAATCAAGACGATGTATATCATTGTAATGCTAAAGTCTTTGCTGAACGTAATATTACAGATGAGAAGGTGATTAATCCAGTAAGTAACGGTATACTAGACTATTTTAGTTATACTCATTTACCTCTTAAGTTACAAAAGTTAGTAAACCTATCGGTGAACTAGCTGCTGAAATGTCAGGGTTACCTAATGGACCAGAGAAGTCTGCAGGTTTGCGTAAACTACTTGAAGCTAAAGATTGCTTTGTACGAGCAGCGTTAAGTTAATACTAAACTACTCTAGTTTCTATACTTAGCTAGAGTAGTTATTTTATTATTAAGTGTATTTTTTATCTATTATATGTTACGATGAAATATAAATGAAGAAGTGTGTTTCTACGTTCTGTAGTTACTACACCGTATGAAATGCATTCTTGAAGGTCTCCGGCTTGGAATCACCTAACCATTTATGCATCACAATTACTCTTTAACCTTAAAAGAAGGATGACATTATGTCTACTGGTATTGTTAAGGTTGGTTCGGATCTAGAACGTCGAAAATGGATGCGTGAAGGGCTTATTCAGAAAGCGTCTCAGTCTTTCTGGAACCCTTACACTGGAACATCTAAAGATTCCGTTGTATTCCAGGCCAACAATGAAAACTCCGCTGAAGGTCACACTGTTGTATTTGACTTTGATGGTAACATCTCAGGTAAAGCAATAAAAGGCAAAGACACAGCGTTTGGTAAAGGTGAGCAGAAGAAGAAATTCTCTGACAAAATTACTGTTGATCGTTATCGACTTGTTGTTGATAATGGCGATAAATTTGATGGTGTTAACATCGGCGATTTGCAGATTAATGAGCATTCGGATTCACGTTCGAAGCTTGGCGATCTATGGATCAGATGGAAAGATCAGGCGTTATTTGATGCCGCTCAAGGTCTTATTACAACCAACGATGATGGTGCTCAGGCTCCTACTCATACAATCGATCTTGGTACGACTTTTACGTTTAACCAACTTCTCGATATTGAGCGTACTCTGAAAACATCAAATGGTTTTACTACTGGCGGTATTCGTCGTCCTCTTGATCCGTTCAAGACTACTATGGGCGGTGAAGGTGCACAGTATGACCGACCATTATGGATCTTTATGATTGATTCAGCTATGGCAAACATTCTTCGTAAAGACACTTCCGGTTATCAGACAATTATGCAGAACGGTGACGTTCGTGGTAACAACAACCGTAATATCTCAGGTATTATTGGTCGTGTTGGTGCTATGCTTATTGTTGAAGCTGGTCAGTTCTTTGGTTTCACTGATGGTACAGCTCTTGGTTGGGGTCTTAATAACTCAGAAGTTGAAATGGCTGGTCTTCGTCAATATGATGGCGCAGATCCTACTACAGCTCCTTGGACTGGTCAGGACGGTTTTGACTACGATGCAACCCTACTGCATTCACGTGGTATAATCCTTGGTACTGGCGCTTTGCAGATTGCGTTCGGTAAACAACCTGATTACAGATGGCAGCCATCTCAGGACTTTGCAATTAAGTCTGAGTCGGCATTGGAAGTTTGGACTGAAGTAAGAAAGACCAAACTTAAAGCAGAAAACGCTAACTATAAAGCGGCTAAAGTTTCAGACATCGATTATGGTGTAGTAACTGTAGACGTTCAGGTAGGCTCATAAGGAGTTAATTAGTTATGGCTAATACTGATATGACACGTGAAAATAATTTTCACCAAAAAAAAGGTGTCTGCCTATTTGCAAGTGAATTACTTGAGGGCACAGATGATGCTCAGATTGCTGCTGGCTCAGGTAACTTCTTGCTTGCAAATATCCCGCTTGACGCTCTTATCACAGACGCGTATATTCATGTTGTTACTGCTTCTGATGCAGCAACTTCAGCTGTTGCAACACTTGGTACAGCTGAGGCTGGTTCTGAGATTCTAAGTGCAGCTGACTTGACGTCGACAGGTAAAGAGGGCACTTTTACTGGTCAGTCTTTGACTACTACTGGTAAAGGTCTATACCTTGGTATTACTACTGTTGGTGCAGCTACCAATGTTGGTAAATACATCGTAGTTGTTGAGTATATTGAATATACTAAAAACACTGGTGAATACACAACAATCACTAAGTAATTAATCAAAGCCCACAGAACATCGTGGGCTTTATTTAAAGGTATGAGATGGCAACTAGAGTAGAAAAGATACTAGCTAATGCTAGAATTACCTTAGCTGACCCAAAGCAAGAACGTTGGGATAATCCTACACTTATAGCTATACTAAATGAAGCACAGATTGACTTCTGTCAACAGACACAAATGCTGCATGCACGAACTGACGTACCAATCATTATAGACAATCCCTACTTTAATCTACCTAACGACTGCTGGTTGTTAACAAGAGCACTATATAACAACATACCACTACCTTTAGTTACGCATCAAGAATTAGATACTACATCAAGAGCACGTTGGTATGTAGATTTCGGTATTCAAACAACTGGTATGGATTGGGAGTCAACCAAAGGTGAACCACAAGCAATTATATATGACAGAGCTAATATGCTTGAAGGTAAGATTTACCCAATACCAAACAAACCCCTTGAAGAAACAGAATACACTTTTGATGCAGCATCATCAGATACATTTTTTGAGACTGAACTATTTGGAGTCACTACGCTATTTGCTAATGCAGATTTATTAGATGACCTTGGAGTAATTTCATCATTAGCTTCCTTAACTACAGACACAGACTTAGTTCCCGATTTCGGTGTAACTTCTGCATTAACTATAACAGATGCAGCAGACACTCCAAATGACGGTTTTGGTATTATAATTGATGTGACTGACTATGTCCTTACAACTCCTTATGGTACTGTCGTTGACGTAACAGACGATGATATTGTAGATACATTTGAAGATGTATATGGCTTTGTAGACACAATGGTAGAAGCTAGTTCATTTATTAAATGTTATTATTTAAAAAATCCTGTCGACCTAGTTGATGAAACTAGTGATTTAACTATTCCTTCGATGTATGACATAGCACTTAAATTTTATCTTTGTGGTCAAGCTCTTATGAATGATGTAGATACTGCAAGCCAACAAAAAGGTGGAGCTCAAATGCTGATCTACGAACGACATGTTAAGACAGCTAAGAAAGATAGTATGAAAGACTTTACAAGAGCTGGACAATTCCAAACAGTATATAGGAGAGGTATTTAATGACAACCTCAGTAAGAACAATAACGAAAGCTTTAGCGGCAGAAGAAGATCTGTTATATGGTGAAGGTACAGCCAATCAAAATAGAGCTGGCGTAGACTATACAGTATCTAAGATAAGAGGTTTTAGACCTGTCAACAGTCAAGATGAACTTGATGCATTAGATGTTACTAAGTTCCCTAAAGCTGTGCTTGTACTTAATGGTTTACTTAGGTTTTATCAGTACAATGGTACAGCTTATGAACAGATTGTACCTGCAACTAAAACAGAAGATATAACTGCCAACGTAAGTACGTTCTCTGCTATAGCTAAGAGTACAGTAATATTCTCTGTTACTACTGCACAAAGTATTAGTGCTATAACTAATGGAACTAAAGGTCAAGAGTTGACTATTATATCAACAACAGCTAATACAACTATAGAGAACTCAGCAACTATAGTTCTAAAAGGTGGTATTAACTATTTAATACCTGCTAATACAGGTATTAAAATTTCTTTCACAGGAACAGTCTGGGCTGAGGTATAATAAATGGGTGATTGGACAGGTTGGGCTGCTGGTTTATTTGCTTTTTTATTATCTATATTAGGTATTAATTACCGTATGGAAAAACAAGAAAGTAAAAAAGTACAAACAGAGAATGCTAAGCAGTTTTTAGTATTATCCGAACGACTTGCTGTAGTTGAAACTAAAGCTATTACAGAAAAAGAACTACGTAGTATATTAAAAGATTACTTTGAATCATTTGTACAACCTATTACGACTACACAAAATCAGATACAAAGTGACGTATTAGCTATTAAACTTACTTTAGCTAGATTACCAAAGAGGAAAAAGGATCAGTAGTTATGAAACTACAAGTATTTGATGGTGGTATAGCTACTAGACTAGCGCCACAATTATTAAAACTTAATCAAGGCATTGTCTATGAAAATATAGACAATGCTAAAGGTGTATTAGTACCACTCAAAGATAAGCTTCTTACTGATATAGTAGCAACTCAGTATAATAAACACTTTGATGCAGAAGATGAGTGGCTTAGTGCTGACATATTAACTGATTTTCTAGAATTCCAACGTAAGATGTATTTGACAGACAGAATAACTAGACCACAGAAATACTCAAGCGGTGCATATAATAATTTAGGTATTGAAAGACCTGCGACTAAGAGTGTTATATCTAATATTGATGTCGCTATACCATTAGAAGATATCACAGTACTTAATAAAGATAGTTCAGGTGATCTTCCTGCTTCCGATTTTGATTATCTGCTATTCAATGTCAATAATAGTGTATACTCTACACCATTTAAGCTTACGGTATATGCAAGTATAACAATAGATACAAGAGCACTTGGTGGACTTGCAACCGCAGCTTTAACAAGAGCTGGTCGTAATACAATAACTACAGAAAACGATCCAACTAATAGAGCTATAGAGTTTTCAAAACTGCAGGGAGATTTAGCTGATTCAGCTAGGTTATATCGTTATTATGACGGTGCTTGGCGATTAGCTTATGAGTTTACAGCTAAAACAGATGTATTTACAGATTCAGTATTTGATATTAGTGCTAATGAAGAGTTAGACGAAGATAATATATCGCCATTTAATGGTACGTATCAATACGTTTATACCTACTATAACTCTACTGATGGCACTGAATCGGCTCCAAATCCAGTCTCTGATGAACTAGAAATTAATAGTGGTAGTATACAAATAACACTACCTGAAACGTCTACCGATTCACAAGTTACTAATAAACGATTATATCGCGTTGGTGGTAATATAACACAGTTTACTTTAGTTGAGCAATTAGGTTCAGCTATTACTTCATACATAGATAACTTAGGTGATACAGAATTGGATGGCAGATTACTAGAGTCTGATAATTTCTATGAAGCACCAACAGGTCTTCAATTCTTATCTGAGTCTTATGCTATGCTATTTGGTGCAATAGGTTCGTCACTTAGATTTACGCCTATAGGTAAACCAAATGCATGGCCTCCTGAATTTGAACTACAGTTTGAAGCAGACATAACTGGACTAGGTGCAGTAGCGAATGGTATACTTGTATTCACTAGAACTAAGACATTTATTGTAACTGGAACAGGTCCTAACTCTTTAGCTCAACAATCTTTAAGAGGTGATCAAGGTTGTATAGCTTTTGAGTCTATTAGTGAAGCAGCTGAAGGAACATTAATATGGGCATCAGAAGATGGTTTATGTACTTCGTCAGGTAATAATGTAGTCAGTTTAACTAAAAACGTTTTAGGCAAACTAGAATTAACTCCAGTTAGCTCTGTTGTTAATGATGAAACTTATTATCTTCATAATGACGATGGTAGTATATTAGCTTGGGATTATAGATTTAATATAATACCTAAGTATCTTAGTTTAGGAACAATATCTCTTTCTGTAGCTAAAGGTTTAATCTATGGTTACAACAATGGATTTTTATATCTCTTATATAAAGATACTACTAATTTAACTTTTAAATATAAGTCTCCAAGGTTTGTAGAAGGTTCATTTTCTGAGAATAAAACGTATAAAAAGGTGTACATTCGGTCAGAAGGTGATATAATAATAAATATAATAATTGATGATGAAGTTGTTGCTAATTTTACTTTAACTGGTAAAGAGACCCATCAACTTCAGGTACCACAACAATTACAACGTGGCTATAGCATCCAGTTTGAAATTGAAGGAACTGGAACAGTACACGAAATTGAATATGTAGCAACTATGAGACAAAATGGTTAATCAATCTTTAGTATCAGTACCACCAAATGTCGATGATCCACTTGTTCTACAACGTTTCTTATCACGTTTAGTAGAGCAATTGGATATTGTACTTGGTAATAGAGCCGGACCAACTAATCAATACGTTAGCCAAGAAGAACTATTAGCACAAGCTAATACACTATTTAGTTTATTACAAGATGCTCAATTAGCGTTAGAACAAACTTTATTAAGATTAGACGATACTGATGAACTTATTGTAGAAGAACTAAATAAGCGTATAACAGCAGTAGAACAAAAGAACGTTGAGCAAGATGGTAGATTAGATGATATAGACACACTAAATACTACTCAGAATAGTAGACTAGATGGTATGGACACATTAAATACTACTCAAAATGGTCGTTTAACTTCATTAGAAACTGCTGGTTATATAACAGATGCACCAAGTGACGGTAATATTTATGGTCGTAAAGATGGTGCTTGGGTGGTTATAGTATGATACAAATAGATAAGGTTAAAAATAATATAAATAGTATTAAAGACTTAATTAATGTAATGGAAAAGTTACCTCAGTTGGATGCGCCAGTTAAGCATCACTTTTCTAAAGGTGTTTACGCCCGTGAAATCTTTATGCCAAAGGGAATGCTTATAGTTGGTAAGATACATAAGACTAGACATCTAAATATTATATCACAAGGTAGATGTACAGTAAAGACAACTGTTAGGAAACTGTTAATAGAAGCTCCTTTCACTTTTGAGTCCTTAGAAGGTGAACAGAAAGTTGTTTTTATGCATGAAGATGTCGTATGGACAACTATACATTTAACAAATGAAACGGACCTAGCTAAGATTGAGGAAGAATGTATAGCTAGTGAATATGATGAATCAATAATTAATGAGCTAGTTAGTAGCTTTGGAGGTGTACAATGTCTTGGGGCAATGTCGCAGTAGCAGGCGCAGTAATAGTGTCCGGTGGAATGTCTTATCTTGGCTCAAAGGATGCTTCTAAAGCATCATCAGACGCATCAGCAGCTCAGATAGCCTTTGAACGAGAAAAGTACGATGACTGGAACGAAGTCTATGGACCGTTACAAGATAATTTAACTGATTATTATTCTAATGTGACGCCTGATTATTATGCAAGTGTAGGTTTAGAGGATTTTGAGACCCAATACCAAACAAGTTTAGATAGAATAGATGAAAATCTTATTCAGCGTGGTATTGATCCTTCTTCTGGTATAGGCGCTAGTATTGAAGCTCAAGCTGAGTTAAGTGCAGCTGAAACACGAGCAAGTATACGAAGAGATGCTCCTATAAAAGCTGCAGAAGATAAAAGTAGATTCTTACAGATTGGTTTAGGTCAAAATCCTGGTAGTTCATTGAGTGCTACGATGGCTCAACAAACACAACAAAAGGCAGATGCAGCAACTGCAGCTAATGCTGCAACAGGTACTGCTATGGCTGCAGCTATTCCAGCTATTGGTACAGCTATAAGTGCGTATAACAACAGAACTGTTGTTAAACCGCCACCAACGAACTATGGGCCTATAACTCAAACATAAGTAGAGGTATTATAATGGTAAATGCACAATTATGGGCTGGTGTAACCAAAGGTTTAAGTCAGGTCTCTAAAGATATGGCAGGAGCTGACTTAAGAGATGCTAGGTTAGCCGAAGCAAAATCAAAACAGCAATTAGCACAAGGACAGTTAGAGGAGTTTAATGAAAATGCTCCTCAACGTGATCGTGCTAATGAGTTGGCAATGCAAGAGCTTGAGGCTAAAACGTATAAGACAAATGCTCAAATGATGAAATCTATGACTTATGATTCATTTCGTAGATTTGAGTCAGACAAAGATACACGTCATCTTAATACTTGGTTAGGTCAAGCTAAGAATAATCCTGTTGGAACTAAGTTGTATGGTGATGTCACTCGTGTCGACCCTTTAACAAAGACAGTAGAAAATGATGCTATGCTTCGTAAGATGGGTTATGCAGACTTAGACGCTGTATATGCCGACAAAGAACTTAGTAAAGACTTAGTTATCTTTACAGGTACAGACAAACGTGGCATAGTTAATATGAATGATATGTATGCTGGCACAGGTTTTAACAACTTTATGACTAATGAAGAGCTAGTTATACAGGAACGTAAAGCTCGAGTTAATCAAATGCTTCGTTCAGGTGTATCAGGGTCCAAAGTTAATTTACAAGAACGCGTTGTAGACGATCTTATTAAAACTGGTAAAGCTAAAAATGTAGCTGAAGCTTATCAGATGCTAAGAGACATGGAAAGTAAAGGTAAAGGTACTGGCGTTCTTAGTTCAACTGAAGAAAGAGCTGTTGCTAAGATTCAAGAAGACAAGAATGTTGACTATCTAGAAGCTTTAGATTTATATTATAGCGCTAGACGTCAAGGCGCAGGTATGACTAATGAGTCTCGTTTTGCTGAGAAGTACATGGAAAGTAATCCTGGCGCAACGATGGAAGAAGCTGTAAGTGAGTATAAAAACTTAGCTAAGACTTCAACTCAAAAAGAGGTTACTGACGTTAGAGAACTACGTAAAGGTCTTGACGAAATAAATTGGCTAGATACTAGCGTTAAAGATATGTCTAAGATCGATAGAGCTCGTGTTTATCGTGACTACATTAGTCCAATTGAAGATTTAAGAAACTTTAAGTTGTCTACTGAGGATAAGCGTACTATAAGGAATTTACGTGACCTTACAGCCTTAGGTAATGTTGCAGGTACAGAGTTAACAAAGGATGAAACAGGTTTACTTGATAGTACGTTTAAAGATTTTAAGAAATATATGGTTGATGAGGTTGGAGGTAATAAAGCAACTGCATCATATGAGACATTCCGTAACGTATTTAGAAATGCTATGTATGGAGCTTCATTAACTAAATCTGAAATAACAGCTTTCAATAAAGCAGCAGGTAGATTAGGTCAGAAGTTTCAACCGGTTATGGCTCAGCTTAAAGTCCAAATGGAGACAATTAAGACTAATTTGGAGTCCATACGCGATCTAAATGATCCTGATATTGCTCATTATTATACAGGTCAATCAATTGAAGAAATAGACGATGCAATTGTAGCCATTGAAGATCGTTTAAATAATCCAAACTTACGATTAGACAAAGCGGTTAAAAGTAAAGGTGTTAAGGTTCAACGTGTAGACCCGACTGTACCTAAGGTTGACGTTAATAAACCATTTGATTTTGATTCTGCAATGAAGGAGGCTGGACTATAATGAAAGCCACTGTAGAAGAATGTAGAGACACATTTAAGATTGGTTATGAGACGTTTGACGCATCACGTAAAGAAGCTAATGAAGTATGGAATCTTTACCATAATCGTCATTATACTTATGATCAATTAGCTGTGTTAGAAAGTAGAGGCCAGCCAAAAGAGACTTTTAATGTTATTAAAATGTTTGCACGAATGCTTGTTGGTTATTACAGTACTGTAGTTAATACAGTTGTTGTACGACCTAGGCATCCACGTGATATAACTACATCAACTGTTCTTAATGACACTATCAATTTCATTTTAGAACAGAATCGCTTTGATATTGAAGGTGATCAGATTAAATTAGGTGGGTTAGTATCAGGTATTCTTTGTTCTTATATTGAAGTCAGAGATACAGGAGATAGAGACCAGTTTGGTAGACCTGTTAATCAATGTACAGTTAACCATGTTCCTGACTATGAGTTAGTTTTAGACCCAATGAGCGTTCTTGATGACTATTCTGATGGTAAGTATCTACATCGCTTTAAGTGGATGGCTGAAGATGATGTTAGAAACACATTTGGTGCAGATGCACTAAAAAAGATTTCACCTTATCAAAATTACCTTAATGCTACTGAAGCGGATTTTGAACATAAGTTTAGTTCAACTAATGATTATGGTAGTTACAACTATGGTTACAGTGGTTACGGTTTTTCAGGTTATTATCGTGTACATGACAACTATCTTATTGTTCATACTGTACTTGAAGATGAAGATGGTAAACGTTGGTCTATCTATTGGCACGATACGCATATACTAAGTAAGACAGAAATAACTTATAAAGAAACAAGATGGCCTTATCGTGTACAAAAACTACATAGTTCAAATAAAGCAGAATACTATGGTATATTCCGTGAGGTTATTGAATCACAGAAATCTATTAACCAAGCATTGATACAAATACAGTTAATGGCAAATACAACTAAAGTATTTGTACAAGAGGGAGCTGTAGACAACATAGAAAATTTTAAGACTCTTATTAACAGAGTTAATGGTGTTATACCTGTCAATGACTTAAGCGGTATTAAAGTTGAACAAATGACAAGAGAACTATTAGATCAGTATGTTCTAATTGACAAAGCTCTTGATCGTATTCAACGTGTATTAGGTATCAACGATAGTTTCTTAGGTATGGCTTTTGCAAGTGACTCAGGTCGTAAGGTTAAACTTCAGCAGAATGCTACTATAATGTCATTGCGATATATAACTGCACGTATTGAATCATTTTACCAATCATTAGCTATGGATATTGGTAACTTAGCTAAACAGTATTATAGAGCAACTCAGTTTCTTCGTATAACAGATGCTATGACTGGTCAACGTTGGGTAGAAATAAACAAACCAATGGAAATGTTTTCAGGTGAATACGATGAACAAGGACAACCTATATATAAACCGATATTAATGGAAGTCATTGATCCTGGTAGTAACGAAATGATGGAGGATGACGAAGGTAATATATTACTTGCTCCTGTATCAGAAGAAGGTACAGACTTTGAGTTTAGTGTCTTTGATGTTAAGATTGAGTCATCAAGTTTTAATGATGAAGATGAGAAAGGTCAGTTAATGCTTGAGTCAGTAATGTCAGGACAAATTGGTAATATGTTAGCTCAAGTTAATCCATCAGGTTTCTTTAAAGTTGCATCTTTAGCTATGAAGACTATGGGTACTAAGTATAGCCCTCAGATATCTGAAGTATTAGAACAGACTGCAGCGCAACTTGGAGGTAATCCTGAAGCTCAACAATCAGCATCAGAAATGGCTCAAGGTGGTAGTGGTGGACAACAGCAACCTATGAGTTCTGCATTGAAACTACCTCAAAATACAAACGAAGGAGTTTAGAATATGTCAGCAATTAGTTCAGTACTTAAACAAGTTATAAAAGAACTACCAGAGGGCTTTGCTTCTAAGGCAGAGTCTGTTGCACCTATGCTATTAAAGAAAGGTGTAAAAGCTGAAGAACTTAAATTCTCTGAGTTAGCTATACCTAAAACAGGAAAAGTAACAAAGCAAGCATTAGTTGATGCAGAATCTAAACGTGTAGACAAGTTCTATACTACAGCTAATACTAGTAAGTATAAAGATACCTCTGTAGATGCTAATAAATATCATAATCCAACGTATAGAGAAAAGATACTCAAGTTCAAACGTGAAGATGGTATAGCAATCGACGCACCTACACAACCTATTCTTTCAGAATCTGATATTAAAGTCTTAAATAGTTTTATTAGTGATGATGACCCTGCTGAAGCTACTTTAGACGCTGGTTTTGACATATTAGAACGTTATGGTTTTAATCCGGAAGCTGACGATTCTATTGATAGAGCGATATCAATATTAAACAATAATAAAAATAGTGAAACTTCACGTTATACGTCTACTCACTTTGAAAGTGATCCAAACTATTTGATGCATACTCGTGTGTACGATGCTGATCTTGATGGTGTATCAACTAGAGTGGTTGGCGAAATACAATCTGACTTGCACCAAGCAGGTCGTCAATCAGGATATGATAAAACGGTTGATCTTAATAAAGTCTTAGCAGAACTTGAAGAAGGTTCAAAAGTAGATCACTTAACTACTAGAGGTGAACTAATGATTAAATATAGTTTATCTGGGTATGAAATAGACACTTTATGGGATGAAGGTGTAGAAGCAACAGAAAAACTAGTTAAAGTTGTACCTACTTCGCCATTTGAGAAGACTTGGTTGAAGAAGGGTATTGAGCGTGAGGTTGTTGATGCTATAAATGATGGTAAGACTCAATTAGCTATTCCTATTTCTGGTAATGTCAATGAACTGAGTCGTGCCGTAGGAGTACAAAAGTGGTATGAAACACAAGTAGTAAACACTACCAAGAAAATAGCTAAACAGTCAGGTGGCACATTCGAAATGAAGACAGTAAGCAACAAACCTATAGTTGTGCTTAGTGGTGGTTATAAACCAGACAAAGAAGGTATAACAGCTTTTATTAATAATTTTGAGGAATTAGTTGATAATGGATTATCTTTAAAAGATATACAAGAAATGATTACTGACGAAGGTATAGATACAGAAACTGCCTCCAATGTAGCTATGTATATACGTGAAGGTGACTTAGATACAGCTGCAAGTTTATTTGGCGATGGTTTAAATGGTAATCCTATTGACTATGCTGTTATTAAGTTGAATCCTAAAGCTAAAGGTTTTAGTCTTTATTCTTCTCCTGTTGCTGGAGCATTTGTTGCTTATCAAGCTTATAAAGCTGGTATGTCAGCAGAAGAAATTAACAAGAAGTTAGCAGATGATTATGACTATGATGAAGAAGATTTAGCTGAGATAAATACAAGAGTAGATATCATCACTCAAGCTAAAGAAGCTGGTATGTCAATAGAAGAAATAAAGCAGAAGATGGAAGGTAGAGAGATATCTGCGGATACAGAGTATGATGAACCTCGTAAGATATATGAATTAGGTGATCCTTATAAATTAGGTGAGATACCTCCAGCAGATGGTAAAGCTGCTAAAATATATGATATCAATGATCTTGATAATGGTATGACTGCTGAAGATTTACTTAGTTCTATGAGAATTATACATCCAACAATGGTGTCTGATACTATAACAACTATTCCAGCATTCTTTGGTAATAAAGAAGCTCAACAACGATATGACAAAGCTAGAGAGTCTAGTCGTACACGTATTATTAGTATGGTAAAAGAAAACTACGGTCTTGATATTGTTTGGCAAGCAAATGGCGTTGGGTCAGAGAGTTTCTTTGCACAGACACCTGAAGGTCTAGTTGAGATAAGCCAAGGTTTTTGGCAAGACATTAAGAAGAACTCAGGTGAAATTGCTGGTGGTATTGGTGGAGCAATATCAGGTGGTAAACTTGCAGCAATAGCTACGCCTCCTGTATTACCGTTTGTTGGTCCTTTAGCTAAACCTATTATGGGTATAATAGGAGCAGCAGGAGGCGGATTGTTAGGCGCAGCAGTTGGTTCACAAGCTGATTATATGTGGGAAGCAATGAGGTTGCAGGAAGATATGGAAGCAGAAGCAATGGCTTATAGAGCTTTAAATGCTTTTGAAGCAGCTGCAATTGGTGAAGTTATCGGTTATCCAATAGCTAAAGGTCTTGGTTTAGGTTGGAGAGGAATAATCAAAGCTAAGGATGCAATAAGCGGTGGAGAAACTAGAGCAGCATATAAAGCTCTTAAGGATTCCACATTCTTAAATGATAGTCAGATAGAGGCAATTGTTGCTCAATTAGAGAAGCATTCTACACTTACAGGTAATAAGTATCAGAAAGGTATTCAAGCTGTAGCATTAGCTGAGCCTGGTATGCAAGACTTAGTTCGTGCAGCTGGTGCAACTAAACCTAAAGTTAGCTCTGCTACTGCTTACACTGTATCTAAGAGAGCTGACGAAGTACTAGCTCAAACAGCTAATCTTACAGACGAGCAGGTACCTAGACTACTTGTTAAAGATTTACAGAACTACGTTTCAGATGTTAAAGACCAATACAGAATTGTTAAAGCTGAAGCTACCCAATCACCTCAAGGTCTTAATTTTAGTTGGGATTTTGAAGAACTAGCTATCGAACCTGTTACTAGTAATCTTGCAAGTAAGATCACTGATCCTGTTACTAAAGAGAAGTTTATACTTCAGATGCAAAGAGTTAACGCTATGTCTGAAAGTCGTACATACGGTGATCTTATTGAACTAAGACAGATAACTAATGATTTTCTATATAACAAGAAAATTACTAAAGCTGATGATATGCAAACATTGCGGGGTGTAATAGCTAATATAGATGAAGCTATTGAGGATGGTGCGCAATACGTATTTGATGATCCTACTAAATGGTTAAACGATTGGTCAAAAGTTCGTATGGATTATAGCAAGATGAAGCAAGTTGAAAAAACTACAATGTATCGTTCAATGTTTAATAAAGATGGCTCAATGAGAGCTTTACAACCTAAAGCTGTTGTTAGAAAGTTAGGTAGATATATAACGTCAATAGATGGCTCTTTTGAAGATATCATGTCTAAGTTACCTATTGAAGGTCGTAAGATGTATGAAGGTGCAGTTATTGATCTATTAGCTAATCAATATACAGCTGGAGTCAAGGCAGGAGCTAAAGCTATACACTTTCCTATGTTAGCTACTGAACTAAGAAAAATTAACTTTACTACACCTGATGCTCGTGCAGTTAAGAATGCTTTAATAGAGCTAGGTGAGACATTCAAAAACGACGTTTACTTAGCTCAGACTGCTAATATGATTACTATTCCTAAGTTTCAGAGTTATCTAACTGCTGATCCTGTTGTACGAGCAAAATTTGAGGTTGCATCAGGTGTCTTTAACTATGTTAAAAGCAAGGCTCCAGGTGATGCAAATAGACAGTTAGCTTTAGTTAGGGCTACATCTAAGTTGCTAGAGAAACCTTTAGATGCTAAGAATTTTAAACTCTTACAAGAAGAACTCTTTGATGATGCAAACTTATCAAAGCAAGTATTAGAATTACAACAGTTAGCTTCTACTAATCGTATGAAAGAAATTGAAGTTGGTACTCCTAAAATTAAAATATATAAAGGAGGGAAACTTATAGGTGCAGGCACAAGTAAAGAAATACCTATGCACAGAATAGCAACACTTAAACAAGCTAAAGAGATAGCTGAAACTGAGGCTATAACTTTAGACAATAAAGTATTGGATTCTATACTTAGAAAGTATGGTTACGAAGCAGTTCTACAAGGCTCAGACAGAGTCCGAATTTTAGGAGGGAAATAATGACACTTACAGTATATAAACAATTAGCAACAATGCAAGACTTAGCTTTAGGTAATGGTAAAGTTATACAACGTCGTAATGGTAAAGACTTAGAGCTTGATAAGATAAGTATTATTGGTTCAGTTAATAATATTGCAGACCTTCGTGCTATTGACTATACACTTGATGACAATGCAGTTTTCAAAGTTTCAGGTTATCTTTTAGCTACTGAAAATCGGGACTGGGATTTTCAATGGAACTCATCTGACCTTTCTACTGAAGTTGCTGCAGACACACAAAGTGGTATTTATGTAGCTCGCAATTCAGACCTCACAGGTGCTTCGGGTGCTTTTGTTCGTCAATATTCTGGATCACTATATATAGAGTGGTTTGGCGCTAATACAACAAGGCTCGATAACAACATACCTATTCAGGCAGCCCTAGTATTTGCAAACACTAACTCAATACGTTCGATACGTATCACACACGGCGTGTATCAAGTATCAAGTAATATAATGATACTTGGTAATAATACAACCATAAAAGGAGCTAGTAGTGGTACAGCATACAACTCATTATCAACACCGTCAACAGTTATAAGAGCTATAGCTGGTGTAACTATTATTTTTGATTATATCACAACTATAGGTACAGAGGGTGCAAGAGAGTGTTTGTTGCAAGACCTAGATATTGACGGGAACTCAATAGCAGAAAAAGGTGTATACATAGCGGCTCAAAATACCATTGATCGTTGCAGAATACGTGGCAATACAATAGCTGGTGTCCACATGGCTAATTTTACTAATACCATGAAAATAACAAATTGCGGGCTTAACCAAAATCCTGGTGTAGGTTTATTGGTTTCTGGTGTTTCATCTACTACCTATTCAGTGACAGACACGAATATATCCCTTAATACTATTGGTGGGGTTCTTCTTGAGTCTGGTGTTGGGGTAAACTTCACCAACGTAGTTATTGAGAGTAATGATGGTTATGGGTTAAAAATTAATAAACCCAATACACATACTAATTCAATGGAAAATTTTGAGTTTAATAATGTATGGTTAGAGGATAATGCAGCGACAGTAGGTACGTACGTATTAGAAATTAATTCAGGCACAAGTTCCCCTGAATATGCGCCATTAAAGATTGACTTCAAACAATGCCGTTTATCATGTCTTACAGAGCGAGAGTTATTTAATTTTAATGTCACTAAGTGGGTTAAATTTACGAATTGTAATATATCATTAGAGACACCTGTCAGTGCAACACTTGTAGCGATTACAGCAAACGCTCATCATATATCCTTTATAGAAAATGACTATACTGGTTTTTCTTCGTCAGATAACCTAAGTGATGCATGGTACGAAACAATAATAACAACTGGTCAGTATAATTATAGATATGAATCAACGCATAAGACATTCGTTGGTGTAGACTCTGGAGTTGCATTTGAAAACTCCTGGGCAAATGTTGGTACACCTTGGGAGGACGCGTCATATTACTTTGATTCTGATGGATTAGTGCATTTACAAGGGAGTATAAAAACAGGAACATTAGGTATCCAAGCTTTCACTTTACCATTAGGTTATAGACTAGCAAAACAACAAGCATTTATAGTAAATTCCAACGGAGCATTTGGCCTTGTGTATGTTAAGACAAACGGACAAGTAATTATGACAACAGCCTCACAAGCGATAACAAGTTTAGATGGTATAGTTTTTAGTACTCAATAAACTCATAGGTTAATAACATGTAACACTAATAATAGGTTAATTTATATTATGGGACTTGATCCGTTAACAAGTGTATTTGAATTAGGTAAGAGCGTTGTTGAGCGTATTTGGCCTGACGCAAACAAGCGTGCAGAAGAGATGCGTAAACTAGAAGAACTAAAGCAAGGAGGTGAGTTAGCTAAGTTAGATGCTCACGTTAAGTTATTAGTTGGTCAGCTAGAGATAAACAAAGTAGAGGCTGCAAGTAAGTCTTTATTTGTTGCAGGATGGAGACCATTCATAGGTTGGGTTTGCGGTATAGGTCTAGCTTATAATGTCATATTATCACCATTCTTAGACATATGGTTTGCAGTACCTAAGGTTGATGTTTCAGCCTTATATCCTGTTCTTTTAGGTATGTTAGGTATTGGTGGTATGAGGACAGTTGAGAAGATTAAAGGAGTTGCTAGAGAGAAGTAATAATAAGCAGAGGACATTTAGTTGTCCTCTGCTCTTTAGTTAAGGTCTTTTACTTAGTTCAAAGTGTGGAGAGTCTAGAAACGTTCTCCATAACCCTCCTGCTTTAATATAGACTTGTTGTTCTATAGCTGCAGTGAACATAGCTTGGATAACTAATCTAAACCATCTGTGTTCCCATGTAATCTTACCATTGTTATCACGACAATAAAGATCAACAGCATGACTGTAACCATCGCCTTGATTTAGATGTTTAGAGTTCATAGTTGTAGTTTTGCCATTAGTCATATAACGTTCTTGAGTCTCTATCGTACGAAGACCTTCAATTATACCAAAGTCAATAGGTGTTATCTCTATTGCTCTAGCAACAACTCTAATTAAATCAGGGTGAACATCTTTTAGTCTTCTCAAACTTGTTTTACCTAAGTAGAACATACACCTTCCTCCTTCATTTTAAGTATTAATGACTCTAATGACCAACACACCATAGCGAAACCTTTCCGCTTTTTAATTTCTGACACATGATACTCTTGTAACTTAGATGGTTTATTATTTCCCCACTTAACTTCAATGCCAACAAATCGTCCTTGTGGTGAGCAAGCTATGATATCAGTGACACCTTTCTTATTACACACAATCACTTTAATTGTGTAGAAGCCTTGCTTGTCTAGCCACTTCAATATCTTAGCTTGTAGTTTCTGTTCACTCATTAACAGTCACCAATATCAATAGCATCTCGCCAGCCTAAGAACACAGCTGGTCCTCTTGGTACTCCTACTTTAGTTATACCTTGATGCTTAAACCGTACATACTTGTCTTTATAACTTTCTTTGTTCATCCATATACTTTTACGTTGAGCAGCTGAGAAGCCTGTACCTATCTTAAACTCTTTACCTTTGTAGTCACAAATTAAAGCACCTAATGTATTACCTGCCACTTTGTTGTCTTTGTGGCTTGATCGCACATTGTTACCCATTTCGTTTTCTTTTGACTCATTCTCATTATGATATAACTCAGTAAAACCAACAACAATAGCTTCATCAGGATCAAACGGCTTCATCTTTAATCCCCATTCCTGATTAACCGTACTACGACCATATTTATAAGGCGCATTAGGATCACGCAATATAAGACCCTCATAATCAAAAACTCTTGCTGCTTCATATAGTACTAATACTTCTTCAGGAGTATATACTAAGTTATGCCCAACAGGTTCAACAAAACTAAATACATTACAATAATCATGTACTGACTGAAGCCTTTCATAGAATGGTTTAGTAGGATATGTAGCACAATCAAAAGCTTTTAGTACAAAGTCAGGTTTACCATCTCTAGACATAAAAGCTGACTGATTGTTATCATAACACTTTCCAGCTTCACCACGTAGTACTAACTCACCGTCTATATCAATTGGTATCTTAGCTAGTTGTTCTTGGACATAACGATTAGGTATCTGTTTTAAGCTATTAGATAGAACTCCATTTGGACTTGTAACAGCTCTTATACCATCAAATTTAGTTGACGCAAGTTTAGGCCATATTTTCATATCATAAGGACTAATTAGTTTGCTTGCAGGTTTCATAGGTTTAAATTTATTCATATTGTACTCCTATCGAACACGCTGTCTACGAAGTTCTTTTTATTTACTGAAACTGTTTTGTATACTTGAGAGCTAATTGCTCCTTTGACAAGTAAATAGTGTACGTTAATTGGTTTATCTCTGTTCTTATTGCATTGTCGTGCTCTGCGTTGTGTATGACGAGCAGTAGAGAAGTCCTGTGAATATATAACTAAGTCGTCATACTTGTGAAGATCAACACCTTCAGCAAATGAAGTAGCTTGTAGTATAAGTGCTTCTTTAAATACCTCTTCAAGCTTCTTCTTCTCAGCTATATAGTTGTACATTATAACTAAAGAACCATTATCACCGAACTTATTAAGAATAAAGTCTATCTTCTCACTATTAGTTAATAAATAGCGATCATCGTTTATCTTAATAGTACCACCTTCGATTTGATGTAGACTTGTCCTTAGCTTAGGACTTGTGTCACAAACTAACATACCTATAGTTAACTCAACTATACTGTGTTGAATTAACTCATTGTACACATATTTAGTATTAGGTTCAAGTTCAATAATATGTACACAATCATTAGGTTCATGTTTAAAGTCAAGTTCTTTTCTAGTAGCTGTTATAAACAGATGTTTAACACAGTCAAGAACTGCTTCAACATCAACTCTGTCGTACTGTGGAATGTTGATACCATTAATAGGTATATTATAAGGTTTACCGTATGTATCAAACCAAATATAGAACTTTCTAAAATCATTAAATGGCGACCATGTAGACAAATCTAGTTGGTGATATAGTTGTTGAGGTCCCTGAGCATAAGGTGTAGCACTAATATATATCAAAGGTAATTTCTTCGTTAACTTCTTAACTTCCTTCCATATCTTACCCGGCTTAGGATATGCTGATATGTAGTTATGACTTTCATCAAGTATAATTAAGTCGTACTTTGCTTTAAATTTGTGTGCTTGATGATAGTTTGTTACTGTGTACATTTTCTTATGTTTAAAAGCTTTTAATGTTTCTAACCATCCTCCTATTGCTTTTTTCTTAGTTAGAACTAATATATGCTTTATATCCGCTCTTTCAGCAACTAAGATACTTGTTAAAGTCTTACCTACGCGCTCCTCAAACGCTAAGTATACAATCAAGTGTTCACGAAGTATTTCGTAGGCTTCATCAGCTAAACGTATTTGAAAATTATAAGGTATCATACAGCATCCGTTATTGTTATACCATAAAGTTTAAATATCAAATCAGCATAGGCTTTTGACATACGAGTTTCTTTTAGCCATTGTTGTACAGAAGAAGGTGAAGCACCTAATTCAACAGCTAGTCTGTATCTTGTTAATTCTAAAGTACTAATAAGATACTCTATTGCTTCTTTAGTTGTCTTATTCATTTATAACCTTACTGTTCCATTAGATATTGTTTCTTCTTCATCTGCCTCAAAAGGTGAAAGTAGTTCATTAAGTTTGTGTTCTTTGTTTAACACATTACTTAGTTTGTATGTATTCCTTATGGCCGCTTGCAAGTCATCAGGAGTAAAAGAGGTATCAATCAACTCAATGTTCTGATTGTATCGTGCAATACTTGTTTTGTCTAAGGACTTGCATTTAGTTAAGTCTTCAAGGTTCTCACGAACATCAGCAATAATACTTTTAGTTATAGACTTCTGTCTAGGTTTTTCACCTTCGATCATAAAATGACCTTCAACACTAAACACATTCGGTATACCGTCGCTTGTATCACCTTTAAGAAAGTGAGTAAGTATATCGTACTCCGTATTCTCAAGTGTCAACAACTTATTTCTGTTAGGGCTAAACTGATAAACTTCTTTGTGTCTTGTCTGTAACTGTAGCATATCCTTGTCACTTGAGATAATAAGTACTTTTTCATCAATAAATCTTGCATATGCAGTTAGTACTGCAATTATATCATCTGCTTCAGCTCTTTTAATGTCAAGCATAACCCAGTTAGAGTAGTTGATTATATCTTCTTTAATAATTGCTAAGTCTTCATAGAACGCTTCACTGTTTATTGTGGAAGATGCACGTGCTTTAAGCCTGTTAAGTTTGTACGAAGGTTGTACTTCAGATCGCCAATATGGTTTAGAATCTGCACAAATAATCATACGTCCAAAGGTTTTACTATACAACTCTTCATACTCAGTTAGTTCTGTTAATAATACTCTTTTAACATCATTAATGTCAGGTCGTTCTTCATTAGCGTAATAGTTAATAATTTTGTGATAAGCAATTCCTGATAAGTCTGCAAGTAACATTATAATACTCCTTTAGTGCCAAGCCAATGGCTTTACACGATTAAATTTGGTCTCCAAATGTCTCCATATTCGAGACCAAAATAATTTCCTTATTAATCATACTAGAAAATTATTTGGTCTCGGTCACGGACGGATTTGACATATAGAAATCTTATTTTGACTTCCGTTTTTTATTCGATTTGCCATCTAATTCAATAAGAAAAGCAATATTAGTCATAGCATGCCATAAGTGAGGCATACCAGAGTATTTATCATGTGTTTCACCTTCTCTATATGCTTGTATATGACGCAATAAAGCTCCTTCATATCTATCTAAATCTTTGCAATTACGCCAGTTATTAGGTTTGTATTTACTTGCACCGAATGTTAATACTTCAGCTAAAGCTTTTGTTGAAGATGGTGGAACTAAGTCCATCCTTAGTTTACTACTATCAAATTTTAGAAACTCTTCAACAACCTCTATATTAACTATACCGTTGTCAAGTATGATAGTTGCACAGTTAGGACAAGGACAATGTGTGACATATACTGTGTATGGTCCTTCACCTTTATCTTCAAACTCTTCGCAAGCCATTTCCTCAGCATGAATGTCAGGTCTTTCATCTTTGAATGATGCATTACGACCTGCTGCTACTATAGCACCTTTGTTGTTTGTTATAACACAACCAACTTTACGTTTTTCAACATTTGACTTTGCTGCTTCAGCAAGCACGTATTTAATTATTTCTTTTGTCGCCATTGCGTCTTTTCTCCATACTAGTTAGAATAATTGAAAGAGCGTACTCAGGAGAGACAAAGTTTTTACCTTTGTCTTTGCCGTTTGCTTTAATATGAGACTCCACTTTTTCAACAGATTTAGAATCATTACACTCACATACAACTAATAATGCGTCTAATGATTCTGCGGTATCTAAACCCATTAAGGCCATCTGAACCATACAGAAAGTAATTACTGTTTGAATTGCAAGAGACACAGAATATTTACTGTCAGTATATTTGTGTCTAGTAAGTACAGTAGCAACTAAATGTATAGGTTCAAAATCGTGACCAGTTAGTAAGGCTAAAGCTTGCGAATTAGACCTTGCAGAATCTGAATCAAGCATCTTTATACTTATGCTTGTTTTCCATAGAATACCCATGGACACATAAACTAAGTCACATAAAGCATCTAACTGATCTACAGATGTCTTAGCTTCAAAGTATTCAGTTAGTTCTTCTTGAAGAAGGTTAACTGAAAGCTCATGATTATAAATACGAGGATATCTTGCTTCATTCCATTTAGCTACTCGTTCAAATATTGTTCCAAGATTTACATTCTTCATGCTTTAAGCTCCATACCAATTTTAGAGTGTGAAAAGTAATTGTCTATTATTATGTCCCTTGGTTCAAACTTACAAAAGTCTGTTCCAATTGGTGCATTCCATTTGTACGTAGGAGGTTCTTGTAGTAACGAGCACCTTACTATGTCTGTATAGATATTTGCTGCTTCATAGTGCTCAGCATAAACATGACAATCACCAAGTGACATTTTTATTTCGCCAGGCTGATAGTCAAATTCATTAGCTATCGCAATAAGCCATGTTGCTGCAAAGATTATATCTGATGGCAAACCTATCATTGTATCAACTGAACGCTGATACCACATCATGTCAAGGTATTTACCATCACGAACATAAAACTGATAAAGTAAATGACAACATGGCAAATCTAAGTCATCAAGTCTGTCAGGTCTCCAACCGCTGATAATCATACGACGATCAGTATTGTTGTACTTTAGTGCTGTCTTTAGTTTTTCAATTTGATCACCAGCATGCCATGCATTACCATAGTCCACATTAATTGAGCCATCTTCTTTAGCCCATAAACCCCAATAGTTGCAACCAAAGCGTTTAAAATCTGCAACACAAGTAGGTTTTCTTAGTATTGCTGCAAGTTCGCCAAAGACTCCCTTAGGATACATCTTACGACCTTGCAGTATTGGGAATGTCATATCGCCATTCATTGGTACAGTTAGCATATTACCAAAGATTGATGTAGTCTCACCATTCCTTGTCTTTCTAACATCACCTTCTCTAAGTATCTTCTCTATTAGTTTAGTATAATCTTTTTCAAATTGTTGCATATTCACTGTCTCCTTTAAGCATTGTATAAGGTGTTAATTTAAAGTCCCAAATGTTCTCGCAATCATCATCTTCTATGTCACCCCAATTGTATCCAACTGAGACATCCACAGGCATAGGTAAGTCTGTTACTTTGTACAATTTGCTCATTTCGAACCATGCATCCTGCATGCACTCAGCTAACTTAGTTGCTACTTCTTTATAGACAACAGGATCATTAGGTGCATCTAAGATATAAGAGTCATGAATAAAGTCAGCAATCATAACATCAGTACCATTTTCTTTATTGTACTCAGCTAACCATGGATGAAAGTAATGTAGTGCAAGCTTAGCTACTTCAGCTCCAGCACCTTGATTCTTAATATTCATTTGGTCTGTCATTAGTTTACCTTTGTACTGACGACCTAATGGTGTAGAACTAAGTTTACCTTTACTCCAAGCAGATATCTGTTCTTTCTGCCATCTATCTATTTCACTAAACATATTAAGCCATTTGCGTTTATGACGATTAGCTACTCGCTCTTCAATAAGCAAGCCATAAGTAATAAGAATACTAAGTACCATACCAACCGATCCACCATACAATAAGTTGAAGTTGTATGTCTTAGTTACTTGTCTGTCTTTCTTTGTCCAATTTTCACCAAATAGTACAGAAGCCACATAACCGTGAAGGTCAACATCATCTCTAAACATTTGAACCATGAGTTTAACATCAAGTATAGCAGCAATGGTACGTAACTCAAGCTGAGCATAATCAGAATAAATAAGTACACGATCTGATCCTTCAGGATAACCAAATATGTCTTTAAGTGCACGTGGTATTTGCTGCATATTGTCATCATCAGAAGTAAAACGACCTGAACGAGCTGATGGCTTAAACTTACCGAAGACTCTTTCTTTGTCATATTTCTCAAGAAAACTAATTAGTTTACGTCGTGTTCTAACATCGAGAACAGCACGAGCTCTATCGTTACCTCTTAAAGCTAAATCAGATAGAAACTTTTTATCTGATTTGTCTACATTAAGCCACTTACGTACTTGTTGCCAACTGTTTGCATTTATTGGCATAGGTATTTCTTTTAATTCTTTAGTTATCTTTAAATATTTGTCATTTAATCTATCAGAATCAACAGGCATGCCATTCCATTGGAAATCTAATGCTATACGTAGAGCTGATTTATCTAATAGATAACATTGATCAGTTGTGACGTGTTTAACTGCATCCCAAACTTCAGGCATATATTTAACATCAATTGCAGCATACATTAGTTGATCTTTAGTTAATATAGCTTTAGACCAATCAGACTTCTGAAGAACTTTCTTGTCTAAACCTGCTTTATCATAAGGATCATAACCTATAACTCTAGCAATAACAGCATCTAAACTAAATACATCAGCTGAAGGTTGTGCTAAACGAGCAGCTAAGAATGTATCATCAAACTCTGATGGTATAAATCGCCCACCATTCTGTTGTTGTGCTGTTGTAATATCATAGTGAGCATTATGCCATATAGTATAATTCTGTAACATAAATCCAGCTAATTGAATCTTATTAGGCCATTCAACTAATAATACTGATTGCCAACCTTTCTGATAGCATTGTAATAGTCTTATTTGTCCATAAAGGCCTATTGTCTCAGTATCACAAAACAAAGGTAGACTTTTATCGACTTCAATTTCTTCAAGTTTAATAATTTTATACATTAGATTCCTCGCTTAATATATCGAAGTTATCACTATATACAGTATAGTCACATTTAGGACATTTCATATCTACACAGTGTTTATTATTTTGATTTACAATAAGAATGGAATCACATTCAGGGCACTCAAACTCATGATTCCAAGTATAGGAAATATCGTTGTTAGGTAAGTTCATTATTTGACTCCGTCGTCAGTTGTAATTAAAGTGGCATATTATATCCCGATATGCCAGCGGTGTGTACTATAGTCTTGGTTTCTTAGGTAGTTCACCTATTTTAGGTTCAGCTTCTTCAGCACCTGTCCATTCTTCTTCGCCAGTCCAACCTTCAGTTTCTTCTTCGTCTGCATCAAAACCTGCATCCATAGTGTATTCTTCAAGTTTGTGAATCTGAATAGCATCAAGATAAAGAGTGACACCTGCATCAACAAGGGCACCCTTAGGTGTTTTACTTTCGTAAATACCCATAGCACCTGAAATTGCACCAATTGAACCATTACCAATCTTAACTTCAGGCGGAAGAGTAACTTTCTTAGCTTTGGCATTGTAAATCTGAATCTTCTTTGCAGAACCGTCAGGGAAAGTTGTTCCTGTCTTAAAAGCAAGATATAGTTTACCATCTTCTTCATAGATAGCTTTACCATCTTCGTCTTTTTTTCCTGAATCAACTTTGTGAGTATAAAGACCATTTGATTTAGCTGGCTTCTTAAAACTTGCTGGTTTGTTGTCTTTCCAAAACTTTTCAATGGTTGCAACAATCGGATTGTCAGCTTCAATTACCAAGTTTGCTACATACTGTAACTTACCTGACAAATTCTCTTTGCCTTCACCATCGATTGTTACCCACTCAAGTTCACCTTTAGTTGTTGAAATCTTTGCTACTTTACTCATAGTTTGCTCCTGTTTGCATTAAGTTCATAATAAATATATCATATTCAATCAATTTTGTAAACAATTATTTTAATTAATTTACTAAATTGCTACTTCTTATCGAGTTTAATACTTTTAGATGCCGTTGTAACTTTTTGTTTAACTGTTTTAGTCTCAGTTAAAGGTGTATTATCCATCTTAATAAGACTTAACTCTTTTTCAACGAAGTTACCATCGTCATCAGCAATAACAGCTGTACCACCAGCGTTATTTTGCATTGGCATAATTGCCATTAATGTACCTCTACCTTTCACGTTATCCTGATCCTTTTCTGAAGCATTACGATACCATTTTACTCTTTCTTTAGCCATTCTTTTTTTTCTCCTTATACAAGTTTAAGTTTATTGCAGGCAAAGCTAATATATTTAGCTTGCCAAATTGCATCTGATAATGCATTATGTTGTATACCTTCCATCTCTACATCTATCTTACCAGCAAATTGACGTAGAGTACGCATACAACGATCAGCATTAAAACCCCATGGTACTTTTATGTCGTTTTGTTGAAACTGATATTCAAGCATGCTAAGATCAAATTTAGGACTATTAGCCCAAACAGTCTTTGGTTTATTGATATTACAGAATGTCTGTATCATCTGAAGGGCTTCTACCATACCAACAGCTTTTATATCTTTACTACTAAAAAGTCCTTTTAACGCTGCAGGATTATCAATAGCTTGTTTAGTCCAAAAAGCTATTGTGCTTGGTGTAGCATTGACATGTTTATTAATGTCAAGCTTAATTGTAATATACAGTGAATTAAAAACTTTTCCTGTTTTAAGATTAAAAATAGCTAAACCTATTGATAGTATTTGACTATCTACTAATGTACCTAACGTCTCAATGTCAATCGATAATGCTTTCATATTCCTCCTTAAAATATACTTGCTTTTGACCAACCTTTTGCTCTTATAATTAACTGCTTTAAACTTACTTTTGCTTCTTTACGGATTAATTTTTTATTACTTTTTAACCAATCAATTATTACTTGGTCAGGTGATTCAGGATCAACTGTTTTCTTTGTTTCAGGTACACTACATTCACTATATACTCTTGAAGCTGAAGAAGAACAACTAACACCTGAATTATCACCTACATAAACAGTTCCCGGCTTAGATATAGTAGCTCCTTCGCCATATTTATTAAAGAACAGTCTAGCTAACTCAGCTTTTAATTTTTTGTCATCTAATGTATACGACAAGTCTTGAACATCACTAGCATCTCTTTCAATTAAGTCAAATATTAAGTCAGCTTTACTTTCACCCAAACTATTATAATACTCAGCTAATTGCCAATGCAAACCATTAACCATATTACGGTCTCTGTTTAGTCGTATTTTATTAGGCGAAAAATTATAACCAAAGACAAGTTTGTCATTTTCAGTTACAAATAAGCCGTTAACGAATATCTCACCCTGTCTGTCTTGCCAAATATCAATACCATTAGGTTTCTTAGGGTTAACACCTGTAAACGCAGGAATCTTTCGCTTTAGTTCATCTATATTAATATTACCAACTTTACAATTAAACTGAATATTAGGATCTTCAGAGAATAAATTCCTATCAATATCAAGTTTGAATGTCATTACGTCTAAAGCATTTTTTGAGAACAACCCTGTTATGTAATTATTTTCATTAGTTATAGTAGGCTCATGATTCTCTCTTGTTAGTACCAACATACCTATTTTATAACCTTCGCCATACTTACCAATTGAATCCCCACTTTTAATAGACTCACCAAGCATAAGAGTACGAAGTGGTAGTTCTTTATTATAAGTTATTATGTTGATTCTTCCTGATACTATCTCACATCTGTATTTTTGTCCACTGTCAATAGCATTCTGAACCATCTCTCTGATAGCATCTATCGGTGACCAATCAGAACAATACTCTTTACTCATGTTGTAGTCAATTTCCATAATAATTTCCTTTATTATTTGTTATTATTTAATCTAAATATACATCATTTATTCTGTTTTGTAAACAATTATTTATTAAATTGCTAATACTAATTAGTTATTACTTTGTGGCTTGCTCTACTTAAAGCAACATATGTTAGTTTAAGATACATAGCAAAGTTACGATCAGCGCAAATAGCTATATCATTAGTATCAACGAACACAGTATTAAATGTGCTACCTTGGCTTTTATGAACAGTCATAACATAAGGAAAATCTATACAAATAACGCAATCCTTAAAACTAAGACAATCTCTCCAAGCTTTTGATCTCGTACGAGTTAATGAAGTCTTAGGATTGAACTTAGCCCATGAAGCGGCTTTGTAACCTTTGTGTGTCTGTTCTATTGCTTTGTTAGAGTCAACAGCTGCTGCTTCAAGTGTTTCTTTATTTACTTTGTAGTCATAATGACCAAAGATCACAGCATGAATCCACACATCGCCTTCTTCATCCTCAAGCATAGCAAATTTACATAGGTTTGTTCTTATTAAGTTCTCAAGTGTTTTGAATTTAGAACCTTTATGTAACGGATCGCTGTAGTGAAGATCTATATAGTCAGGATCTTCAACCCAACCTAAGAAGTAATAATACTTTTGTGTTGTAGGACTGAAGACTTTGTCTTTTAGGTCAGGATGATATTTACCTGCTATCTCAATATTCAATGACTCAACTCTTTTATTAGTATAAGCTAAAAGAACTTTATCTTTTTTGCAAGCTTGATATTCTTTGCTTAAATTCTTGCCACGTTCAAAGTAACCTTCGACGGGTTCTAACGACTTAGGTGGAGCACCTTCAATATAAGAAATAAGAGCATTCAAAGGCTGTTGTAATGGATTGTCATTTCTCCATATCTTAGTTAATACTACTTGATATTCACCTTCAGGTTTAATAGCTTGTATATCACCAACTGGAGGTAATTGATGACTATCTCCAACCCAAACTACTTTTAGTTCAGGGATTGAGTCATAATTGGAATCCTGAGCCTCTCTAATGTCCATATAGTCCTTTTCTCCTACCATAGACCATTCGTCAAGGAATAATATTTTAGGGTCCAAATCGGTCTCTGAGGACTTCAGATTTTGATTCACATGCTCTTTCTTAGTAGCATGTGTATTTATACAAGGTCGCTTACCAAGGAATGAATGTAGAGTTCTAACGTCAGCATTTGCAGGTAATTTACTTCTAAGTATTTTACAAGCTTTATGAGTAAACGCGCATACAACATAAGGTATATTATTAGTTATACAATGTTGTACTCCGTGCTTCAGGCTTGTAGTTTTACCTGTTCCTGCCACACCGGTGATATACATATCCCATGCTTTCTCATCATCCAAAAATTCAATAAATACTTCTAGCATATTCCCTCTTTATACACTTTGATTAATTATACTTTCTATTTCATCTGCTTTAGCCTCAAAGTCTGCTTCTGTATAAGTCATATAATGATTATCTTTAGCGCTATCTACTTCCATACCTTTAATTCTTGTCTTTACAACATCAATTAATTGTTGCTTCTTTAAGTATATAAGCATTTCTTCAGTCATTGTAACTTTTCCTATAGTTTAAGAGTCATTTTACATAACACAGTAGCAAATTCCTCTATATACTTTAATGTATGAACACCAAAGATACCTTTAGCTATATCGGAATTACCTACTTTCTCATCTTTAGCAATAGCTTTCGTTAATTCTGTTTTTAAAGCACTTTCTACATTACTTTGTTTACTCATTCTTTGCTCCTTTTGAATAGTCTAATAACTTCAATACATTCATGAATATCAAACATGCCGATATGACACTTAGAAGGATGCATAGCCATTTCCTTAGCTAACCACTCATATGCATCGCTTCTATTTAGTTCTGTATTTCGCCATAACTGATCAAAAGAGCTATGCGCAAGCTTCTTATAGTATCTTAGCTCAGGATTAGCTAATCTACCAAGAGGTTTGTTAGTACCTTTATGACAACCAACATAAGCCTTACATCTTTTACACTCGTAGAAAGTCTTAGACTTAAGATCATCTCTATGAGGATAAATTTCCTTGCCTGTTACTCTTTTAGAAAACTGCTCACAATACGGACATAATGGTGTTAGTGCTTTGTTCATAATAATTTCCTTTATTATTTGATTACTTTCCTAATTGATTTACGATTCTTATTACTTTCATCCATAACTAATTCTTCAAAGTTTTCCTGATCATTCCATAACTCTTCAAAGTCTTCTTGATCATTCCATAACTCTTCAAAGTCTTCTTGATCATTCCATAACTCTTCAAAGACCTTAGCTGATTCATGATCATTCCATAACTCTTCAATAGTTGGTTCATCATTGAACATATCATTGAATATATCATCATTATACAGATCATTCCATAACTCTTCATCCTCATATATATCATTACACATATCATCATATATATCATCATATATATCATTACACATATCGTAATCTATAGAATGCTCATACAGATGGTCATCACCGTAAGTATACCAGTCTTTTAATTTTGACTCAGCTGCTTCGATACGTCTAAAGTTCTTACGTGTAGCTAAGTTCGGTTCTATTGATTTGTATGAATAAAAACAACCCATACGTGAATCCTTATAATCAATCTCTGTAGGTCTCCAATCCTTTGAGTTCTCACCCCATTTATTCTTTCGATTACGTTCTTTTTTAGGATTATTTATAGATTTATCATATATCTTTGTGTCTATTGCTTTATCTTCAATTTTATTACAAACCATTAACTTACGATTAAATGGTATTGCTTGTCGGTCATTGTAATCTACTCTTAACTTTTTGTTTTTAGGTTTAGCTTTGATAATATAAGTAACAAAACGATTCATAATAATTTCCTTTATTATTTGTTGTTATACTTTAATATAATCTATTTATTAGATTTTGTAAACAATTATTTTAATTAATTTATTAAATTGCTAATACTAATCAGCTTTGAATGGATTTTCTTTCTTTTTAATGTAGCCACTTATACGGAAGTCTGAGCCGTCTGAACCTCCACGAGCCATATATACATTTGCATTGTCTCTGAGTGCTTTTATTAATGCTCTTCTTGTACCTTTATCATTAGTTAGCTCTTGGTATAGATCATCTAATACTGTTAAGAATACCTCACCTGTTTTGATAGCTTCAGCAACTTCATCACAAGCATAATCTAAACAGAGCTCAACTAAGTAGTCAATCTGTCGTTGTTTAAAACAATAAGCTATACGAGCCGCAGCGGGCATGTTGTCAGCTATAAGCTCAAACTTACCTTCAAACATTGGTGGTCTCATATAATCAGCAGCAGACAAGGGTTTAATCTCAGTTGCCAAGTAATAACAAAAATCATTAGTTGAGTCTATTATATTATTGAACACGTAATCTATACCACCAACATCTTCAACCCAAGCTTGATCAGCTAATACATTAGGTGTACTTAGTAATGCTATACGTCTATCATTGTCATCTAACATTAGAGGATTCTTATTAGCTGTCATAATAAATGTGATGTTGTGCTCATAACTATAAGAGTTCATTCTCATCTCTCTTATGTCAACTTTCCTCTTACCTGTTAGCGATTTAAGTTTACCTATTGCTTCTTCTTTCTCTCTTAGAGTACTCAACGAATCACCATACTCATCTAACTCAGCAAAGTACGCGCCAACAACCCATCGATTAAACTTCTCTAGAAACTCTTGTGCTGATGGAGCTGGTAGCAACCCAAATATCTCTTCTATTATTCTAACGAACGTACCTTTTCCTGAGCCAGGAACTCCTAGAAAGTATAACACTACAGGTGAGTATTTAAATGATGTTAGCTTAGTCTTTAAGAAACTAAATAAATAAGCTCTCATTCTACTGTCAGGTACTAATGATTCAAAGAACTGCAAAGTTATGTCAGGACTCTTATACTTCTCTGCATATTCTTCAGGTTTATAGAATACAGCTAAAGCAGGAGTCTCCTTGAAGATATTAAAGTTTCTCTTGGTTGAGTCACTTCCTGGATTAAAGCCGAATGGCTTATGTGGATGAGTAACGGTCTTAACTAAAGGAACACTGTGTATCAATTCCTTCTTAGTTTTAGATGTAGCTGTTATTGCTTGCAAATGATTGTATAAGTCTGTATCACGAGAAAATGCAGCATATATACTACGACTACTATCAACTGTGTAATATACTTTAGCAAGATCATCATATACTATCTCAACTGTACTTTGATCTTTGGTTGTGAACACACTTCTATAGTCATTCCACTTGTCATCATATTGCCATATAACCACACCACCAATATTAGCTTTCTTATTTATCATTGGATTTATTATTGTCTTGTCAAGTCTAGATTGATCCATAGGTGTGTCAAATAAATCATTAATATAGACCATAGCTTCCGCATATAGTTCTTGATTAACACTTAAATCGGAGGCTAAAATCGCACTCACAGATGACAGATATGTACTTCCGTCTCCTTCAGGTACATTGTTAGGATGAAGATGAGAGCTCTTAACATATTGAGCTTGCTGTCTAAACTTCTTAGGTGTTATAATCCTGAATAATCCAGGCATGTATTCACCTTTACTCTTAACAAATTGGTCAATCAAGGGTGCCAAAAAGTTTGCTGTAAACAAATTAGTATTTTGAGTACTGTCATCTACTATAACTTGCTTTGTACTTTTGTATAATCTAAGTAATAGAGATAGAACAGTTTTAGGTAACTCTTGAATATCAGGTAACTCTTTAAGTGGAACTTTTGATTTGTTTGCCTTAGTTGGTAAGTATACAAAGCCATGATTAGTATAGAAGTCAAGGTCAATACCATCCTCATGTATAACAAAGTTCTGAGGTAATACTTCATTATATTTATAAATTAATGTACCCGCATCCTTCCCCTTACCTTTACTTATAAACACAAAGTTATTATCAGGATCTAATGTACTAAATAACCGCCATGTTGCTTCATTGTCGCAATCTATAGCTAATATATTAGAAACTTTACCTGTTATAACACCTCCAAGCTTACTATCCTTTATATTTCGATTTTCTTGGTAATACTCTCGCCAATTAGTTTCAAACGTAGGTATTGTCTTTGTACCATCAGCTAATCGTTCCAGTTTACCATTCAATGGAACAGTATGCCAACCTAAGTCTATATATTTTTGTATAGTCAATATGAGCTCCTTAGTTGCTTGTATATAGTATCCCTTGAGACATCATATTGTTTAGCTAAATACTCTACTGCTTCACCATTGTCGACAGCTTCCTTAATATTATCTAATTGATCCTTAGATAATACTTTGCGAGCTTTCCTATTACATGGTAGTAAATCATTCTCTTTAGCTATCTTATGCACAAAAGACTGTGATACATTGTTATCTTTAGCTATATCAGTTTGTGACTTATTCTGTTTTTTAAGATCATTAAGTACTCTTACTTTTGGTAACTCATAATCATTATTCTTTGTCTTTATAGCATCATCATTATATAGTACATAATGTAACTGAGAATTAGACAGCGACCATCGTTTCTTTACTTGCTTATTAGTTAACTTCTCTTCCTCCTTAATTTCAGCTATATCTAAAGCTAAGGACTTTGAGATTGGTGTATCAGGATATACTTTCCTATAATCTTCTTGCTTTATACCTAAATGATTAAGTACAACATCTACATTAATATTAGCATGATTTATTAAATCATAAGCTTTTTGAATCATGAAATTCTCCAATTAAGTCCTGTCTCAGTCTCTAATAAATTTAGTAACATATTATTTGCTGCGGACCATGCTGCTGACTCTGCTGCGGACCATGCTGCTGACTCTGCTGTGGACTCTGCTGCGGACCATGCTGCTGACTCTGCTGCTGACTCTGCTGCTGACTCTGCTGCGGACCATGCTGCTGACTCTGCTGCGGACTTTGCTGTGGACCATGCTGCGGACCATGCTGCGGACCATGCTGCTGACTCTGCTGTGGACTCTGCTGCGGACCATGCTGCTGTGGACCATGCTGCTGACTCTGCTGCTGACTCTGCTGCTGATTGTAAAGTTTCATCGCCATTTTTAAGCCATTCAATAATCAACTTATAATCTTCAACTGAACAATAAGGTTTAACTTTCTTAATATTTATTAATGCTTGCATTCTTGCGAATTTCTTTAGAACCTCAGTTACATCTAGCTCTTGCAAGTATGTTCGATGTTGAGCTGCTACTTTATCATAATCTTTATTCATCTCACCACTTAGCTTAACTAAGTAGAGGATAGCTCCAGGAGCATAACTAAGTGCGTCTAGTATATTTTCACTTGCATGAAGACCATTACTACAAGCTTTGATCTTACCTTTAACACTATGAGTCTCACCAAGTATTATTTGTCTATCATCGCCGTATTGAAGTTTTCTTTCTTTTGTTGCAAAGTAATATGCTTTCATAAATACTCCGTTGTAATATTCTACATTTGTGGTGTAAGAAAGGACACCCGAAGGTGTCCAATCTATCCCTGCCTAGTCTCGTGTTTCTGAGTCCGCGATACATTCTTCAAGAGTCTCAAAGCCATAGCCATCTTCTCTTGGTTCAATGCGACTTGCATCTTCAGCGATTCTTTCCTGCTCACTTTCGATATCTTCAACGGCAAGTTCACCAGCTGCAAGCTTAGTAAGGATTTCTGCTTCAGCATTTTTGATCTCACGCTGTTGCTTAGTCCACTTGCTGACACCATCTTTACACATATTGTTCATACCTGTTGGGCTGGTAGCTTTCTTACCAAAGTCAACAACTCTTGGGTCCATCCAAAGCTTGTGGTAATAACATCTGATGGCAACAACTTCACCTTCTTCATTGCGTTCAAATACTGTTGCCTTACCACCACCACTACCAGTCTTTGCTTTTGTAAGCTCAATGATCTGAGGTAATACATCTGCTACGATTGCATCAGGATTTGCTTCAAGAAGATCGACAATTGGAATAAATGCTTTTTTAATATTCATTTTGATTGTTCCTTTATTTAAATTGTTTATAATTCAATATAACGAATTATTAGGTTCTTGTAAACGATTATTTGTGCAAAATCGTAGATTTGACACATTATTTTTTTAATTACTTATTCTACAACTGTTTGCTCACATGTCACAGTATGTTCCGAGTACAATCTTGCATACTTAACTAAACAAAATGAACATGAATCTAAGTTGTTACCTCCTTTCTTAATTTTAATATTAACAGCGTAAACTTTTGGACCATCAAGTTTCAATGTTGAATCAAAGTCTTCATATAATTTACCGCATATGTCACACTTCTTAGCATTTGCCATCTTGTAACCTCCCTTCACCATGTGCTTGAGAGTGATCTTTAATTACATCACTAAAGTTGTCTTATATGCAACTTCTTTTAATTGCCTTAAGACAAGAGCTGAATGTTTAGTAAGTTTCTCCCACCATAATCTTTGCTTATTAGTAATAGGAGTTTCCTCAACTAATCGTCTTTTGTTTCGTTTATGTAACTTTGTGAACCTAATAATGTTGTCTTCAAGTTTACTTTTAGACCAAATAGATATATCAATATCGTATTTTTGGTTCGGATGTTCTTTCATCTTTTAATCTCCCTTCGCCGTGTGCTTGTGAGTGATCTTCGATTGCATCAACTATAGTTTTACCTGTAACTTTTAGAGGATTACATATTTTTGTATTACTTGTTTGATATATATCAATATCTTTATATTTAGGATGTTTTGTTATTTCGTAATCTTTCATTAGTTATCTCCTATTTACTCGGTTTAAATTGTAGAAATGGTATACTATCGATGAATATACAAACTTTGCCATCTGTTATAACTATTCCAAGATCTGACTTAGTAATAACATTATCAATATTTATAAAGCCTTTGGAATGTTGCTCTTCATAAGCGGTGAATCTACTTGTTTTTGCTTTATGATAAATAATTGTATTAGCCTCAATAATTATTTCTGCATTACAGTTAGTACAATCTAGTATACCATCAACAACTTTAATCGGCAGATACCTCTCAATGTTATCACAAGTACTACAATATACAGTTAGCATCTTACACCAAACCTTTAGCTGTTGCAAGCCATTCGGGTAATTCAATAGCAATAGTCTTAGTAAACTCGTTTATACCATAGTCAATTTGCGATTTAGGTAACCATACTTCTTGATCACCATCACTTACCAATATTGCCTTGTCTGTCTCTCTAATAAAGTCAGCTGTTAGTTCTACTGTGTCTGCTATCTTTACCACTTTAGCTTCTCTTAAGGTATACTTAGAAGGTCCCTCATTTATCATAGAACCATCATCACCGTCTTCGTCTGTTTGACCAAATCTATAACCCATCATTATCTCCTTGCTTTAATAGTTCTGTTTGTTTGTCTTTACAAGCGGGTATTATATACTTCTTTATGTCACTATCCTTTACTCTGAACAAACATTTAAGTACCTTTATTAACCTACCAAAAACAATAACAACCATTATCTGAAGTAAGAGCAAAAGAGTTGGTATAATGAAGTAGAAGTAAATTGGATCTTTATGCATTACTTGTTTCCTGTAGATTAGTTTATGTATTTAATGATTATATATTGTTAGACAGAATATATGACTATGCTAACCAATAGTACCTCTTAACCTTGCCTTGAATTTCTGTAGCAGACTTACTTTCTTGGAATGGCGAAAATATAGTGATGTCTTGCTTTGATACATTTTATATGGTCTGAGCATTGGTTGACTCCTTATAACTACTTAAATAGTCTTGTTAACTGCTTAAATAGTCTTGTTAACTGCTTAAATAGTCTAAATTTAGTCTAAATTTAGACTACATATTAGTACTGTAGATTAGTTTATATATTTAATGATTATGCACACCTTATACACATATATACTATTTTTAAATGTTTAATAATATATAATCATTAAATATATAAACTAATCTACAAAGAATAAGAGGTGCAACTTATCTACTAACTTAGTTGCACCTCAACCTTATCTATAGTTAGCAGTCTGCTTCTTCAGTATGTGTTGATTCAAACTTAAGATTGTGTACTTCAACAGCTTCATCCGCATCATCATAACCGTGACCATCTTCTCTTGGCTTGATTTCTTTAGCAGCCTCAGCTATCTCAGCTTGAGCAGCAGGAATCTCTTCAGGAGTCAGCTCACCACTTACTATCTTAGTTAATAGTCCAGCTTCAGCTTGTTTCTTGATCCGCTGTTGCTTAGTCCAATTAGACACACCTTCTTTACACATTGTATTAAGTCCTGTAGCAGTACCTTTCTTACTACCATAAGATACTTCAGAAACCAATTCAAACTTCTTATGATAATAGCAGAAAATAGCGATCGGATTCCCTTCAGCATCTTTGATGAAAGTATTAGCCAAACCACTCGCATTATTTTTCTTCTGCATTAACTCAAGCAGTTGAGGCATAATAGTCTTTACTTTCTTATTCTGACTGGCTTCCAATAGTACAGCGATCTCTTCGTAACATTTTTTAACATTCATAATAATTTCCTTTATCTATTAGTTGTTGGTTACTTACTTTAAATTCATTATAGTCTATCTAAAATCAAA